AATAATAATATATATGTTCAAGAGTTTGAAGAATTATGGTCATTAGTACCTAAGAAGGTCAATAAAAAGAAATCCTATCAAAAGTATTTAATCGTTATTAAGAAAGTAGATCACAACACGATTTACACATCTTTTAAAAACCAAGTTTTAAATAATTGGAAAGATACTGATCCACAGTTTACCCCCGCTTTAAATGTTTGGCTAAATGGTGAACGATGGGAAGATGTTATTATTAAGCCTACTGCTAAAAATAATAAAAAAGCGTTTAAGAAGATGCAATCTGGTATGTATCGTGGTTATTGTGAGAAGTGTGGTGATGATATGTTTTTGCACAGTAAGCGTGATTTTTACATTAGTTCTAATTGTTGTGGGGTAGATATAGTGAGTGAAAAACCCAAGATAGATAAATCTCAAGATTTTACAAAAGAAACATATAATAAATTAATGGGTAGCCAGATATGAGTATTATTAAGGATATTATAGAAAGAGAAATAATAAACACTTTATCTAGGAATGGGAATTATACTAAGAACTCAGATGGATATTTAAAATATTGTACTAAGTGCAGAAAGGTCTGGGAGAATAATAGTAGGATAGGTGGCAGTAGTAAGGATGTAATAAATTACTATGATGATTTTCCCACTTATGGTAAAACAAGAGAAATATGCAGGGGGTGTAAATGATTATTATAAATCTATATGAGATAATTATAAACTTATTGGCATTTGGTATAGCATTGGTATTGATACCTATTGGGATGGGTTTGTGGTTATTTTTAGCTACATTTTTATTTAAAACTATAAAAGATTTTTTAAGGAATAGGGCAGATTAATGCCAAGATTAATATTTAAAGATATTTGGTATGATAGATGTGAACATCAAAAAGAAACCCATGAGTATGAGTTTTGTGTTAAACAAAATGATTATGAGTTCACAGATTATAAAATGATTGATGGTTTGATACATGAATTTTTTAGAGGATTAAAAAAATTAGGATGGCTAAATCGTAGAGTTGCTTTAAGGTTTTTAAGTCATTTAGATGATTTTATTGCTACAGAACCAGATGAATATAAAAAGAAACATCGAGATAGAGATGGATGTTTGTTTCATACAGATTATAATTTAACAACTAAAAAATTAGCTGATTTATATGTATGTTTTTTAACAAAAGAAGAAATGAGTGAGGAGTAATTAATGGATAAAGAAATTAGAAAATTGCTAGAAGAGATAAGTGGTTTTTTATCTAAACAGGGTAATTTTAAAACCTTTAATATAGAAGAAAGAGATAAGTTACTCTCTAAAATAAAAGAATTGGTGTAAAAACCAATAGTTCCTTTTGACAAAATAAATAATAACTAGGATGTTATTGTTCTAGAGTTATTTTTTTGAAAGAAGAGGCTGATATATGGCTAGTGAGTAGGTTGGCATTTGCTCACTAGCTTATCTATAATATATATGATAAAAGAAATAAAAATATTTTCAGACTTTATATCAGCTTATGAATATCAGCGTAAGATGGATAAAAAATATTCTTTTCTAAAATACGATGTTGATTTAGATATGAAATATGATTTTAATACAAAAAATAAGAAATATATTGTTTCTGTAAAAAATAGACCTCCATTGAAATATCAATATAGTATTTCAAATATTTTTGAAGATGAATTAGATGATGATATTCAAAAAGATTTAGTAGATGAAATAAATGATCTTTATGAGAATGTTGAGGGAATAAAAAAAGCGAAAAGAACTAATTTTGTTGAAAATATGAGAAACAGTAGACATGATAAAAATGTTTATTGTGATATTTGTGGTAAATATCAAACAAGAGACGAATATAAAAAATATAAAATGTGCAAAAAATGTTACAATTCATAAAACCCCAATCACATACCAGAGGTAAACATGATAAACAAAACAGAACCATGCGAAATGTGTGGCAGATACGATGGAGATCATAAAGATAAATGGCAAGTAAAAGAGCTAGAGAGCGATAAAATGAATCTTTTGATAGCAGGAATCTTATTTGCTCAAGAGGCTACACATAGACAAAAAGAGATATTTATGGCTAAATACTACATAGGTAGGGAATCATATACTGCAATAGCACATGATTTTGGCATATCTAGGCAGTCTGTAGCTGATGCTATGGATAGAGCTTGTATAAATATCACTAATATTATTAAAAGAATACTATGACAAAATAAGCCTATTTTTAGGGTTGGACTATGACAGCCTAAAACTTTTTTTATTTTTTTAACTCTAACAATATTAGAGTTTACAAGTAACCCTACAAAAAAACACACCTAAAAACCCACAAAATACTATGCGTTTGAGCCTTATTTATAGAGGCTTTATCGTGCCTCACTCGTTACGGAGTAATGATTATAAGACCGAAATGGTTGTTTAGCGATAGACAGGAAACGATATAAGTTGTAGCTACAGCTTTTTAAATATGGAAGATAAGGGAGTATCATTAAATGTTGAGCTAGTTGGGATTAAGAATCTTAAAACTACTCATAATTGGAGATTAGAGTTTGATGTCTATGAAGTTGAATCTGATAAAGTAAAGAGCTTGATGGATATGTTAAACAAAGCATTAGCGATGGGATTAATTGAACATGAGTAAAGAAATGGGGGTTAAAAGGGGGGCAAATGGTCAATTTGTTAAGGGTAATAGCATAGGTAAGGACACTAGATTTAAAAAAGGCGATGTACCTAATCCTAATGGTAGGAGAGGATCATTAGCTGATATTATTAATTCAATGGGGGATGAATTACAGGATAATGGAAAGACCAAAAGAGAGCAGATGGTTCATAAAGCATTTCAAATGGCACACAATGGCAGTATTTCAGCTATGCACTACTTATCTGATAGAGGGGAAGGAAAAGTAAAAGAAATCCAAGAAATCACACATAAGGATTCTCTTATCATTGAGTGAGTCAATTCAAAATACAAAGAAAGAATTTTCTCCCACATCAATTACATTGGTGGGATTTACAAACATTTTACAAGGTTCTCATAGGTGGCTACGGAAGTGGAAAAACCTACATCGGGGCATTAAGATCAATATATCTCAGTTATTTGAATCAACCCCATGCAGGGATGTATGTGAGTCCTTCACATGGACTTTCACAGAGAACCATAGTAGTAACATTAAAAGATATACTTAACCGAAGTGGATTAAACTATACATATAATCAAATGAAAGGCGAGTTTCTCATACATAATTGGGGAGGTCGTATTTGGTTAGGTTCTGGTGATAAACCAGATAGTCTTAAAGGCTCTAACTTAGCTTGGGCAGGAATTGATGAACCATTCATACAAAAGAAAGAAGTGTTTGACCAGATGATCGCAAGGGTAAGACACCCAGAGGCAAATCATTTAGAAGTGTTTTTAACAGGTACTCCAGAGCAACTTAATTGGGGATATGAGTTAAGTAATCGTGATGATATTGATATTGGCATTGTATATGGCTCTACCTTAGAAAACACACACCTACCAGAAGAATATAAACAAAACCTATTATCAGCCTATTCAGATGATGAAATCAAAGCCTATGTACATGGGCAGTTTATTAACCTAACGCAGGGCAGAGTATATAAAGATTTTGATAGAACTAAGCATATTGCAAAAAGAACTGATCTGGAACATCTACCTGTGATTATATGCCAAGACTACAATGTGGACTATGCTAGTGCATTAGCTGTAAGAATGGGGAATGGTTGGATTCATGTGTTTAAAGAGTATCGTATGAGTAATGCTAATACTTACGATATGGCTGAATTAATTAAGAAAGATTTTCAAAATGTGGTTGTTATATCAGATGCCTCTGGTAATGCTCGTAAGAGTTCTGCTGTATCTTCTGATCACGATATTATGAGGTCGTACGGATTTAATCTTAAATCACCTAGAAAGAATCCTGCTGTAAGAGATAGGGTTGCTAGTGTGAATAAGTTAATTAGGGAAGGGAACTTTAGTGTGGAGGGATGTCCTAACCTAGTAATGGACTTAGAGCAGAATGTTTGGAGGCTTGGAGATATAGATAAGCGTGATCCTAAACAAACACACCTTAGTGATGCTCTGGGTTATCTATGTAATTACTACTTCCCTTTACGCACAAGAAAGGCTATCAGCACAGAATGGTAGAGTTCTTATTAGGGATAGTAGTAGGAATCATTACTACTTTTGTATTCTTGCATTACTATGGGAAACATTTACATCTTAAAAAAAAAGCTGAGATTGGGGAGTACATTCAACAATATACAGAGGCAAATGATTATGCCATATCTTAAAGGTTTATAAATGGAATTACATGATAAAATAATGCTCCCAGACCTCGGTAAAGAGGCAGTATTGCGTTCAGTTAAAGAGGCTGAGTATAATGCACTAGATGATATGATTGCTGAGAAGAACACATCATTAGATTTTTATTACAATAGAAACTTAGATGAGCATATACAGCAGTATTTTAGCACAGAATCTCTATCTCAGATTCCACCTGTATTGATGTCATTGGTTAAGCGTTTTGCTAAAAGTAGATTGATGCTATTAAAGCAACCTGCTGAAAGATTTATTAATGGTGAGTTTAATGAATATTATGATGATAAGGCTCATAACTTAGATACCAAGACTAGAGAGTTTGGGGAACTTGCTTGGCTGTTGGGTAGTTGCCACTTGCAATCTGTATATAATGAAAAGATGCAACGCATTGAGTATAAGCTACACCCCATTGTTAAAGAGTATGTATTTGATGGTGAAGTGTATGGTGTTAGCTACGAGATACATCGGGATCATAATGGGGATAGGCAGTTTGTATTTTGGAGTAAACCTATGGATGGTGAGCAAGGGATGCACTTCCGTTTCAAGTTAAATGGTAAGATGATGCCTGTAGGTAACAACCTAGAGATGGTGAATCCTTATGATCTTATTCCTATTACTAAAGTAGAGTTCAATACAAACGCTTTTGATGTTACTAGGTGTGCTGTTCATGCGAGTAATGCGTGGACTGAGGTTATGATAGCTACTAGGTTAATGATGGGTTCACCTGTGATTACAGGACTAGATACAGAGATACCACCTTACTTAAAATTTGGAGTAGATCGTCTAATTGCACTTCCAGAAGGTGCAAATATGTCCTATGTAAGTCCAAGTGCTAATCTTACCCAGATGATTCAATCTGTTAAAGATTTAATTAACCAAGTGGGGCAGAATCATAGTCTTACAATCAGATGGGGTGAATCATCAGCACCTCCAAGTGGTGAGGCATTAAAGATTCTATCTGTAGATAACATAGAAACTAGAGAGTCTGATATTCCAATCTTTAGAGACTTTGAGCATGAAAGATATGAAGTAGATAGGGAAGTGCTTAGAGTCCATGAGGGTGCTAATCTATCAGAGAATTACAGCGTGGATTACCCAGAGGTAGGCTTTCCAATGACATGGACAGAAGAACGCAACAAGCTAGAGTTCTTGATGGAACATAACTTAATTACTCGTGAGGAGCTAATAAGGAAGTTTAACCCAGATATAGATGAGGCTGAATTAGAGTTAAAGATGCAACAACTAGAACCAGAGCAACCAGAACAACCTACAAACAAACTACTAGAGGCATTACAGCGTGGCTAAAGAATCAGCATCATTAGAATATGCTAGAGCAGTAGAGCGAGTTCAGAAAGAACTTGTAGAGCAGGTGTTTGATCTACAGAGGCAGGGACTCAGTAAGAATGAGATACTACTTGTATTGCAGGGGTTGGATATGGAGGATGTTATCCTAAACCAACTTAATCTAAATGCTGATATAGATAAGCTCATGCTAGAGTATGAGGGTGTATTAGGTGCGATGGAAATGACAGGCACAGTAACAGCAGAATCCTTAACAGCCTTACAAAGAATAGATAGAAACTCATTTGCTAAACAAGCAGGGGTGATGGGTGAACTTATAAAGAAGGAAGTAGCTAGGGGAATAATAGCAGGTGCTACTGAGAGAGAGATAGCAGATGGAATTTTAAAGGGTGCAGGTGGCGTTTTAAGAGCAGATCAAGCAGAGACTCTGGCTAATACTGCCTTGAATCAGTTTGAGCGTAATGTAACAGTAGAGATGGCAGAGCTTGATCCTGCTGATGCTAGATATGTTTACTTAGGTGTGATTGACCAAAAGACCAGAGATATATGTTTACTAATGGCTAGTGAAGGTTCAATGACCAGAGCAGAGATAGAGTCTAAATATCCCAACACATTTAGTAACGCAGGTGGATTTAATTGCAGACATAGATGGGCAAGAGAAACATCCAGATCAGAGCAACTTATTAAACCAGATAAAGCATCATCACTTATAGATACTAAGAAAAGATTTAATCCTGTAACTGTAGAAGGTATTAAAGTTGGGTAAACTAGCTAATATACCAAAGTTTGATAAGCAGTTCTGGAGGGAAGTAGGAAACGAGATTACTGATGAGATACGAGTACAGACACAGAAGAAGGGTAAGGATGTATTTAATAAAAGATTTAAGTCATATAGTAGGGGATATGCAGAGCGTAAGCCTCGCATAAGAAGAGGTAGTGGAGGTAGTAAAGTAAATCTAACACTTACAGGGGATATGATGAATGGATTGCAGGTAAGAGGATTTACTCCAGATAGTGTTACAATCGGATGGAGTGG